CTAATGGTACATTTGATATCCTACATCCAGGTCACATAGAACTTTTTAAAGTTGCTAGGTCATTGGGTGATAAGGTTATTGTTGCTACTGATACAGATGAGAAGATAAAGGCAGATAAAGGTGAACATAGACCTATTAATGATCTATACTACAGAGTAGCAATGCTTGAGGCAATTAAATATATTGATGTAGTCCATACATTTGGTAGTAGACAAGAGTTAGAAGACTTGATACAATTATATGAACCTGATATACTATTATTGGGTGATGATTGGAGAGATGGTGATGTAGTTGGATGGGAACATGCTGGAGAGACAAGATTTCTTCCTAGAGTAGGAGGGTATGCAAGTAGTAACACAATCAAAAGGATTCACAATCTATGAAAGTATTATTAATTGGTGATAGTTGCACAGATGTATATGTGTATGGTGATGTCAAGAGACTTAATCCTGAAGCACCAGTCCCTATTCTTGAACCTAAAAGGGAAGAGACTAGTAGAGGGATGGCATGGAATGTATATAATAATATGTTACCATTTGGGTTGGATGTTTATATGATTACTCAGGAAGAAGTTATTACTAAGACTCGTTATATTCATGAATCATCTAATCAACAGATACTTAGAGTAGATAATGAATCAAAAGTAAAACCAATAGAATATGAACCACCATCATCTGGTGATTTGTATGATATAATGGTTATATCAGATTATAATAAAGGATTTGTAACTAGAGATGAAATTTTTAAATTAGTTGATTGGTTTGATGGTCCTGTAATTATTGATAGTAAGAAGACGCGATTACCTGATGGATGTTATGTTAAAGTGAATGATATAGAATATGAAAAGTTAGAAACTAAGAATGATAATGTTATTGTAACTAGAGGTAGTAAAGGTACAGAGTATCAAGGTGAATTATATCCAGCAGAGAAGGTGCAGGTGTTTGATGTTGTAGGTGCAGGTGATACATTCTTAGCAGCACTTACTTATGGATATATGATTCATAATAGTATAGAAAAGGCAATTCCTATTGCTAATAAAGCAGCAGCTATTGCTGTTTCTCATCCAGGTACATATGTATTAACTGAGGAGGATGTTAATGAGATATTGCATTGATATAGATGGAACTATATGTACACCTGGTACATGTAAAAGTTGTCAGTATGAGGGTGCTACTCCTAAGAAGGATAGAATAGAGTATGTTAATAAGTTATATGATGAGGGACATTATATAATATACTTCACCGCACGTGCTATGGGTAGGAATAGTGATAAACCTATTGATGAAGCAAAGAAGGTAGCAGAGGAGGTGTTGAAACCCCTAACCAAGATGCAGCTAGATATATGGGGATGTAAATACCATGAGTTGATCATGGGTAAACCTCATGCAGACTTATTCATTGATGATAAAGGTATAAATTGTGATGACTTCTTCAAAGATTAAGCACGTTCCTAAAGGATGGGGATATGAGAAGTGGATAGTCAATACTGATGAGTATTGCGGTAAGTTGTTGTTCTTTAATAAGGGTAA